TGCTAAAAAATTATTTTTATTATTATGTTTAAATGGTTTCATTTTTAATATCACAAGGTAAACCTAGGTGTGGTCTACCATCAAATTTTATAGCTTTTTTAGTTGCACGATTGTAATGTAAAAAAACTTGAACGCAGTAGTTTTTTGTAAAAGGTTCTCTCCAATGTTCTAATTCACAACCTTTGTAAACTAACATATCTCCTTGTTTTAAATCTACTTTAATACCTTTAGTATTATCTGATATATATTTATTTCCAACAAGTCTACCTTTTTTAGGATCTGGTTCTAGATATATTGGCCAAGGATCACCACCAAGATTTATTGTTGTCGATATTTCACAAGAAGGCCTGTCTTTATGTCTATGAAGTATGTTTCCTTTTTTATAAATTCTTGCATAAGAATAAGTTTCAACAAGTTTTAAACCAGTGTTTTTTTCCATAACAGGTTTTATTTTTTTTAATAAAATCTCATTTGCAATATCACTGTATATAGAATACGCATTAGGAACTTGTGGATCGTTAAAAACACCAACCATATCTTTAAGATATTCAGGTATGTAATTTAATTTAGTTAAAGTATTAGCAACTTCTTTTTTTAATAACAAATATTCAGTTAAAAAATTTGCAATCTTTAAGTCAACTACTTCTTTTAAAATTACGTATTTATTTTTTTTAAAGTTATTCATAATCAGTAATTAAACTATACCTAGGTTTTTTTAATTTGTGTGTAGGAAAAATTGCATCATGAACAATTGTGCCATCAAATATAAGTAAAGAATTTTCGTGTCCTGGTATAATGATGTCAGTATTATTTTCTTGTAAATGTGTGCCTAATGAAATATCAGGATTTTGAACATAGAAAACACAAGTTATACTATTGTCTTTGTGTTGATGAGGCACACCCGGTGCTTTTTCTTTTATTCTAAGAGCCCAACTTTTTCTTAAATTTTCTTTTCCTAAAGCGCTTGCAAGTTCACTTAATTTTTTATAGTAATTTTTCCAAGGTTTACTTTTACCTATAATATGTAAGTTTGGTTTTGTTTGTTGACCAGATTTTATAACACTTCCTTTTTCTTCTTTATGTAAATTACTTGTAAAATAATATTCTATGTCTTTTAAAATAACATTTAAATCTTCTACAGGTATAAAATTTTTTATATAAAGGTATTTGTTGTGATTCCAATTATTATACATTTATCTAAAAGGGTGACCTCTCACCCAAGTTACTAAAGAATATCGTAATCCTTTTGTAATTGGTTTTACTCTATGCCAAATGTATGAGGGAAATACAAGCACACTTCCCATAGGTTTTAGTTCTGAAGCAATTTTAGTTATAGTAGGATCTTTTAAAGATCTAAATTGAAATTCAAAATCACCTCCTTCATAGTCTTTAGGATCACTTAAAGATATTACAATAGATAGTTTTCTTATTTTTCCATGACCTTGTGAAGCAACATCATCATTCAATTCAACACCAGAATCACAATGCCAATCATAGTGTTGGTCTTTTGTGTATTGAGCGAATTGCACTTGTTCAACCCAATTAATATCAAAATTCCAACCAGCAGATTTATTAGCTGATAAAAAATAAGGTTGTATTAAATCATATAGCCATCTTTCATCTATAAATGAAACGTGAGAATCTCTTGTTTGTTTAAGAATTTTATTTTGTTTTTTGTTTAATCGTTTAAATTTATTTGCAGGAAAAGTCCCTATTCGACCAATTCTTTTATTTTGTTTTTTACCAAGTTTAATAATTCTTTTTATATCATCAGTGCATATAGCTGATGGAAAAAACCAATATAGATTTTCAAAATGCAACATTTTTTATCCTTTATAGAATAAAATATAGCTTATTAAGATATTAAAGTCCAGCTAGAATTAGCTGTATCCCAGTAATAGTTTTTATTATCTTGTCGGTTATAACCTTCCCATCTTTGATCAGTTTCATTCCAAGTCATAAAATAAGTATCCACAGTTGTTTCGTATGACTCACCGTTTTCATCTGTATGTTGGACTGTAAAAGTAGGATTTGCAGGTTTAGCAACTGGCGCTTCCCATTGAGTTCCTTCTGAATTTAAAGACCATGAAGCATGAGGTTGAGGTGGTGTAAATTTTGAACCATCCCACCAAAAACCAAAACAAACATCGGTTGTTAATATTTTCCAATTTCCATCTGTTACAGATGCAACTTTTTCTTGAATGTTTTCGTTTGTAACATCATCACCCACAGCTATAATAACTTCTACTGATTGAACTTCTTGTCCTACTTCAAAAGGATGTTGTTTTGGCAATAATTTACCTGCACGTTGAGACATGTTAGAATACCACTGTTCCTGTTACATTAAATGTACAAATAGTCGAACCATCTGGTTGTGCTTGTGCTTGGTTTCCAGATCCATTAACATTAATTGTACCGCCTGAAGTAGGTGATTTTAAAATAACTACACCATTTCCTCCAACTGCACCATTTCTGTTAGATCCGCCGCCGGGGCCTCCTCCGCCTCCGCCGCCTCGTCCATTGGTTCCAGCATTAGGAGTGTTCGGTCCAAAACCGCCACTTCCGCCACCACCGTTTCCGCCAGAAACGTTTGGTCCACTGCTTGGATTGTTAGCTCCTCCGCCTGCGCCTCCAGCGTAGACTACAGAACTTCCACTAATATTGTTTGTTACTCCATTACCACCAGGTCCTCCAAATTGATCAGAAGGTCCATTAATTCCAGCTTGACCAGCTCCTCCGCCGCCACCGCCAGAGTTATTTCCTCCGCCGTTACCGCCAGGATTTCCTTCAGAAGGATTAAAAGAACCTTCGTTTCCAGCTCCACCGTTTGCGTTTAAAGCTCCACCGCCACCGGATCCTCCGGCTGCTCCTTGTACGTTAGGGGGGCCTCCGCCTCCGCCACCAGTTGAATTAAAAGTTCCACCAATACTTGAACCACCACCTTTAGCTCCATCTCTTACTGGTGCTCCTGGTGAAGCGTTTACTTGAGGGCCACCGCCTCCGCCAATTGTAATTGTTGATCCTGCAGTTACTTCTATTTTAGTTCCTCCAGGAAAAGAATTTCTTAAACCGCCAGCTCCTCCGCCGCCTCCGTCGTCAAAACCGCCGCCGCCTCCGCCAGCAACAATTAAATAATCAAACTCTAATTTTTTTGCGACAGATCCGCCTCCGAAACCTAAGATTGTGTATCCGAATGAACTCATATATTCCTCCTATTATGCGTCGTTAGCAGCGTCAGTAGTGAAGAATAATTTAATTCCTAATAATTTTGCATCAGCTGTTAAAGAATCTGCTGATACATCTCTTGAGATTTGAAAGAACACTTGTTCGTCAGTGCTCGGTGAACCTGCAATTGTTACTGCTCCACTTTCATTTGCTACTGCTAAATCGTTTGCTGTACCACTCATGGCTTTTGCTGTTGCAACAACTTGTGTTCCAAAAGCTGTGTTTATTGAATCGTCATCTGCAATTGCTACACCTGATAACCCCCAGGCTGTTGTTCCTGTGTTTGTTGAATCAGCTGTAAAAAATGCTTGAAAAGTTACTGTGCCTTCATTCCATGATTTAGGAAATGCAACAGCGAATTGTGCAAACTCATCTGAGTCTTTGTCAAAGTCTAATGTTTTAATTTCAGGTCCATTTGATAATTCTGTTTGTGCTAAATCTGCACAACCATTTGTTGAATTAGGGTACATAGCAAGTGCAGGAACCCATATAGATTCTTTACCTGCAATTTTAACAGCAGCTGATCCTGATTTTAAAACACCAGAACCTTTTGGATTAATATTTATATCAACATTTGTTTCACCTGTTGATGATAAAATTGGACCATCTCCAGTTGCTGCATTAGCTATAGTAAATTCATTAACTGCTGAACTTGTTGCAGTAAGATTAATTAATTCATTTCCATTTGTGTCATCAATTTTTGTCCCAATTTTAGGTGAAGTTAAAGTTTTGTTTGTTAAAGTTTGTGTTCCTGTAAGAGTTACATCTCCTTCTCCTAAGCCTGTATCAAAAACTCCAGTGTTTGTTGCAACACCATCTAAATAAATTATATGAGTATTTTTATCGTCAGTTGCAAGAGTAACAGTTGCTCCAGAACCTGAAGCTGCTTTTAATTGTACTGTATGAGAACCAGTCGTAGAGTTATCTATAAAATAAAAGTTTTCCGTATTTACTGGAAAAGTTACGATTTGGTTTCCAGATATACTACCTGTTAATTTTATTACTCTGTTTTGAGCTTTACCTGTAAGAGCTCCATTATCGATATCTAATGCTGTAGTTTGAGCACCACCTGCGATAGATACTTCTAAATATCCACCAGTTAATTGTTCAATAAGATTTAAGTTTGCGTTTGTTTTATCACCCCAAGTACCGGCGTTTTCACCAGTTGCCATTAGTTCTAGGCCAAGATCTGAATATGATGATGCCATAATTTTTTTTTCTCCTATGCTGCTTTAAGCTACATCTGTATAAGATGTATTACCTGTTATGTCAATATCATTATAACTTGTATTTCCAGTGATATCAATGTCAAAATAACCTAATGGAGATACACTTCCTACTGCTGTTGTAGCTTCTACACCAGTTAATCCCACAGTCATTTCTGTAGGAGATATTGACCCTACAGCAGACGTTGCAATTTGACCAGATATTAAATAAGCTGTTTCAATAATAACTGAACCAACACTAGTTGTAGCTCCAACACCATCAACGTCAACTAATTCTACAGATGCAACAGTTATTTCTCCAACATCTGTTGATGAAGAAAGACCTGTTAACCCGACTACATCCGCTGGATCTAACGCTCCTACTGAAGTTGTTGCAACTCCTGCACTGCTTAATCCAATAGTCATTTCTGTAGGGGATATTGAACCCACAGAAGAAGTTAAAGCACTAGGTGCTGTTAATGTTCCAGCAAAATCAACAATGATATCAGGTGATCCAACAGAACTTGTTGAAGCTTGTCCGGATAGTCCTTGTACGTCTGCAGGGTTGAGCGTAAACGTACCCCAACCATTATTGCCCCAACTTACTTCTCCCCAACCAGAAGCACCAACGTTGGTAGTTAATTCTCCACTTGACTCTACGTCTACAACAACTCTTAAACCAGATTGTCCCCAGTTTTCAACACCCCAACCATCTTGTCCCCAACCAACATTAACTTCGGCTGTAATTGTAGGTGTGCCTAGTGATGCGGTTAAAGCACTAGGTGCTGTTATGATTAGATCAAGACCAGATTGTCCCCAGTTTTCTGTTCCCCAAGTATCAGATCCCCATCCCTGTTCATTAAATGCAGATGTACCTACGACATCTCCACCTGTGTTCCAAGATCCTAAACCCCAATTGGTTTGAGACCCCCATGTTGATTGATTGAGAGTGGCCTGTTGACCTGTTAGTACGACTGTTTGGTCGGCCATAAGGACTTACTCCTTATGCTATTCGAACTATAGCTGTTGTTGCTGCCGCTGCTGGAAATTGAACCGTGAATGTTCCAGAAGAAACTGTTTTGTCTCCTCCGAAAGCTACTGCACAAACTGCAGGATCACCAGTTGCATCTTCATTAAAAATTAAACAACCATTAGCTGTAAAAGATGCAGACGTCCATGAGATGTCGGCAAAATCACAAACCGCAGTTGTTGAATCTAAAACAGGTGTGACGCTTGTTAATGCTTTTCCTTTTGCAGAATAAGCTGATCCAGATGTGTTTGTAATTTCGTTTGATGAACTATAAGCTGTAGTCCCTGCACCTAAAGTTGCAGAGCTTGTGTATAATGCGATGTTAAAAGTGTCCCCAGTCGAAGCTGTAAAATTGTGTACAGCTTTTAAAATTTCTGTTTTAAAACTGTTACATATTGCCGATGTTATTGCCATAATTTTTTCTCCTCAATTTACGGAGACGGTGATCTGACTTGTATTCTAACTGTTCCATCAGTATAATCATCTCGTCTTCGTCTTCCTAGCTGCATACCTGCAAACTGTTGTATAGCATTTTTATATCTATTTTCGTAGTATGTCAACATATCCGTTGGACCTTTTAAAAACGCATATGCTTCTACTAAACATGCATATAATAGGCCCTGTGGAAAATATGTACTTAGATAAGTATTGTTATTAAAACCAGTCCCAGACCCAAGGCCATTAGGCATTTTATTATAATAAACTCTAAATTTGTAGTTGGCGTCAGGCGTAGGAGCAAAATACATACCTCCAGATGAAGTATCGGTAGTATTGTCAGCACCTCCAAACATTGCATAATATTTTGGAAAACCTGTTACTGAATTAGTAGTATCTGTAGGAGATTGTATTTCTCCAGATGGTCCAAATTTTCTATCTACAAATTCTGATAAATAAGTTTGGTCTTTTTTCTCTAACCATTTTCCATTACCTTCAGTATTAACTGTAGACTCAAAAACTTCAATTCCTCTTATAAAGAGACATCCTGCTGGTGCATTAAGAGTATTGTCGTTTGCAGCTAAAGCACCTTCTTGTACATGTCTTTGAGCATCCATAGGAAGCTCTTGATAAATTCTAAATTCAGCAGCCATTATAAATTCATCAATGATTGCTTGTGTAAAAACATCAGAGCTAACTTCAGTATAATTTCTTATCGCTGCAGTTAGTGTGCTGTAATCGTATTTTTTAACTCCTGACATAATTAAGCCCTATCATTTATCGGTCCAATTGTACATTGAAAACCGCCTCCTGTTTCTGTGCTACTAGCATTACTAACTAGCTCAAATGTAAAACCTGTTTGTGTAGTTGTAGTTGCTGGATTACCTGTGCTATCATTATATCCTGCTGGTGAAGATGTTTCATTAAGAGTCGCTATTTTGTATGCACCAAATACTTTTGCTCCTGTCGCATGACTGCCTGCCGTTGTATTAACAGGACTAACTCCTCTGTAGGGAGCGCTTGTTCCTCTAGTGCAT